TCTACGGCACCGGCGGCGGGAAAGCCGCAGAGCATTGGGGCCCGGCGATGGGGATCGACTGGATGACCCGCAGTGAGCTCGCCGAGGCGATCCCGCCGGCCTATACGGAGTGGATCGGTCGGTTCCTGCTCGAACAGGCAGCGGTGGCCGCGTGACTGCGAATCGCGCCCCAAAGGAGACCAAGATGAAGAAGCAGTGGCATGGCCCCGTCGCGTGGCGGAACTGGGGCAACATGACTCCCAGCCCACCCGCACCAACGCCCTACACGCAAGGCGAGGGCTGGTACACCGACGCGGAACTCAAGCCCGTCCCGCCGGCGGGGGGGCCGCGCTTTGCCTAGTAGCGCGGCCAAGTACCGGACGATCGTCGCTGACCCGCCTTGGGACTACCCCGAAGGGTTCGCGCTCGGTCCCGGACACGGCACGCTTGAGGTTCGGCCGCTGCCATACCCGCCTATGACGCTTGAGGACATCGCAGAGCTGCCCGTCTCGGAACTCGCCGACAAGCGGTGCCGACTTTTCCTCTGGACGACGAACCGCTACCTTCCCGACGCATTCGACATCATCGAATCCTGGGGCTTCCGCTACCGCCAGACGCTCGTCTGGCACAAGACCGACGCGAACCTCCCGAGCAGCATCGCCCCAAACAGCGCCGAGTTCCTCCTCGTCGCTCAGAAAGGCTTCCCCGGCCGTCTAGGCACTCTCCCATCAGCGGTGATCTCGGCTACGCGGTCAGGCGGACACTCGACGAAGCCGGAGGTCTGGCTCGACTACATCGAGGCGGTCAGCCCCGAGCCCCGTCTCGAACTCTTCGCTCGTCGTCAGAGGATCGGCTGGGATACCTGGGGCAACGAGGCGCTAGATCACACTGGACACTTTGTGGACACCGAACCGTCGGAAGTGGCGTAACCATGCGGATAGCGACGCGACTCAAAATCGGGTGCCAGCGTCCCGACGCCAACCTACGCAAGGCGACTCTAACCCCGGTATTCCACACGTTTGCGGGGAGTCTGTTCGCCACGCCGATCGGGCCTGAGTCTGGGCCTAGAGCGCGGCGTGGACACATTCTGGACACCGCCAAGGCTTGCGCTGCCCGTCCAAGGCCAGTCGTAGCCAGCTTCCGTAGGAGCTGCTCGATTCAGCCTGTCCACCCAACGCCTGGTACAGGCGGGCGGCGCAACACCCCCACCACGGAGGCCATATGAAACGCGTCTTCACCGTCTGCTTCATCGCTGGCCTCCTCGCCGGCCTTCTCTTCTCGACCGCGCCGGCGGAGGCGGCGCCGACGTGCACCGTCACCCAACAGTTCGCGTCGACGCAGATCGGCCATGACATACCACCGATCGACTGGACGCTCCTGATCGCCCCCACCATGACCGCGTCGTGCTCGTCGAAGTGGTACGTCAGCTTCACGCCGCAATGCAAGACGGGCCACACCAGCTACCAGGCGTGCGGCGTGAACGTCCTGTGCGGCTTCGCCGATAGCTGCACCCCCAACCAGGTCGGGTGGGGCGCCGGGACGACACACACCTACGACGAGCCGTCCGGAACGCCGCAGGGCTTCACCGGCTACTGGAACGCCGCCGACGGATTCAACCAGCCAGGCGACGTCTGCGACTACGTCTGGCGCGTGAAAGAGACGTTCAAGAACGGCTACGACAACACGCTGATCACGACGAAGTTCACGCCCGAAACGACGTGCACGTGACCACTACAAGGAGGAAGAACGCATGACCCGCAGCATGCTCATCGCCGCAGTCGCGGCCCTGCTCGCCGCCGGCGGAACCGCCGTCGCCGGGACGAGCCACATCCTCGGACATGGCGGCGTCACCTACGTCTTCGACGCTCAGTGCCACCGCGTCACGTTCATCCCACCCGGCATCAGCACCAAGGAGGGGTTGAACGTGACGGCGCAGCAGGTCACGTGCCTCGTTCGCCGGCCCGACCCGTTCGCGCGGTGCGTCAAGCACCTCGGCCCAGCACCCACCGTCGAAGGCCGGTTCGACCACGGACCGGGGAAGCCCGGCGACTGGACGAACGTCGACCAGGTCGCCGCGTACGTCGCGGCGATCAAGCACTGCTCGAAGGCGCGCTACTAGATGTCGACCATCCTCGCCATCGCTGACGACCTCGTCGCCAACATGACGGAACTCCGTCGCATCGCGCGAGAGCAGCACGCCGAGAAGGAGCGGCTCGAACGGCAACTCAACCAGCTCGCGGATGTGGTGCAGACCGAATCGGCTCCGCTGCTGAAGGGGACGCTGACAAGCCGCGCGCACCAGTACGTCGTCGAGCACGGTCCCAGCCACGTCTCCGTGATCGCTTCGGCGATCGGTACGAACAAGGACTCGCTCGGGATCCTGCTGTCGAACCACGTCAGCCGCGGCCGGCGCGGATTCATCCGCGTCGCGCCAGGCACCTACAAGGCTGAGGCGCGCTAGGCGCCCATAGAGGGGGCCGTCTCGCCACTCCCGGCGGCGAGACGGCCCCGGTACCGGCCCACCAAACGCGGTGGGAAAACCATCAGAGGACAGGGGCTATCCGACGACTACTAGCGACACTCACCGCGCTCATCATCGGCCTATCCCTCGCGGCGTCTCCCGCCGACGCGTGGACCAAGACCCAGCTTCGCACATGGCACCTCATCCCCGAATACTGGCCCAAAAGGTACACCGAAGCCCGCCGCGTGTTCTGGTGCGAAAGCCGGTGGAACCCCGCCGCCCAGAACCCGTCGAGCGGCGCTGCCGGCGTCGCGCAGCTCATGCCGTTCTGGTGGAACGGCTCGTCGAGCCTTGGGTGGCGGTTCAACCCGTACCGCCGGCGCGCGAACCTCTACCACGCGCACCTCATCTTCCGCCGCAGCGGATTCCACTGGACGCAATGGAGTTGCAAACCCTAGGAGCCAAGCCATGACGTCTCCATCTCCCCGCGCGGGGAAGCCGTTCACGATCAACCAGCGCCGCGTCGACGGCGAACCCGTGAACACGATCCCCCGCTACACGCTCTGCCAAGCCTGCTGGCGACCCATCCCCACTGGAACCCAATACTGCTCGTCCGAGCACGCCCAACTCCACCAGAAGCTGGCGACGACGTGAAGCCGGGCGACACCCAACAAGTCGCATGGTTCATCTGGGACGCCGCCCACCCCAAACCACCAGCCGTCGGCTACCTGTTGACGACGTTCCGCCGCACGCATCGCCGCGGCCCGAACAGGCCCGAGTCGCGTGGAGCGTGGAAGCCCGTCTGGAAGTGGTACCGATGACACGGATCGAGCTCCGTTACAACGTCCACAACATCCGCGGCGAACGCCCCGGCGGGTACCGCCTCGACCATTCGCCACTCACCCGGTGGCCCGAAGCGCCCCGCTACTGCGCCTCTTGTGGTTGTCGCCTCCGCACGACAAACCGCGCCCGGATCTGCGACCCATGCGACGACAAGGCTAGGGCAGCCCACGAATCATCCGCCGACCGCTGGTACCGAGAGCACGGCGTATGAGTCTCACCGCCCGCATCATCGACCACGGCTCCGAGTCGTGGTTGATCGTCGAAGCGTCGCCGCTCCACCTCGGCGGCGACCCCCTCATCGTCTACGACGCGCCCGTAGACGTCTCCACCAAGCAGACGATCCGCAGCGAGATCGACTGGGCACACGACAAAACCGGGATGCCCCGACCCGACCTCTACGACGCGTTCAGAGCCTACCAAGCAGCGACCAGAAGGCGAGCCCCAGCAGCATGAAAGAAGCCGGCGGATACATCCACGTCAAGGGTTGGGAGGAGTTCCAACACCCCGACGTCAAGCGTCGCGCCAGCCCTGGAGCTGCGTGGATCAAGCTCTACGTCGACCTGCTCGACAACCCCGAATACATCGACCTCTCGCCACACGACCGAGCAGTCCTCCACGGACTGCACATGCTCACTGCAAGGACGGGTCAAGGTCGAGTCAGTGCTCGCCCAACCCACGTACAACACGCGCTCAACATCCGTGCATGCCACGTTCACCGAACACTCCAACGGCTCAGTGATGCGGGTTTCATCGAGGTGCGTGCAAGCAGAGCGCAAGCAGTCCGCAAGCACTATGCAAGCCCAGAAGTAGAGGGTTCTAAAGAACCCCAGAAAGAGAAGAAGAACGCGCACGCGCGCGACTCCGCCGAAGGCGTCGCCGCGAGCGCTCAGAACGGACACCAAAACAGCAGCGACGACGAGCAGCCTCTCACCAAGGAAGAAGCGCAGCGACTCCTCGCCGAAGTCCAAGCCAAGATCGGGATCAAGCCCATCCTCGGAGATCTCTAGTGGGTCGCCGCGTCCAATGCCCCCACTGCGGACAGTGGCCCACCACACGAGCAGACGGCCGCCTCGCGAAACACCACTACCGCTGGCCCCACCCACGAGCCGGCCACATCTGCCGCGGCTCGAGGACCCGCCCCGACCAGCCCACGCTCCCGGAGCCGCCTAACGCATAACCCGGTCCTAGGCCATCCCCCGCCGCACCACTCGCCAAAGCAGCAGCGACGGGGGACGACACGAAAGAGGTTCGACCGTGCGACGCCTACTCCTCCTCGCCACCACGGTGGCGCTCCTCGCCCCCTTCGCGTTCACCACCCCCCCAGCCCAAGCCTCAGCCACATGCACCCTCCACGACGTCTCCATCGACTGGTGGAGCATCAACAACCAGCAGATCAACGGGTCGACCCACTTCAAGTGCGGCGGCTCCCAAAGCGGAAACAATGGCGACTACTACATCCACTACTACCTCCAGTTCTCGAACAACGGCAACGCTCCGTGGACGGAAGCCGGCTGCCAGAACGGGTCGCGCTGCGAAAGCGTCAAGCCATCAAGCGGCCTCTACAACGGCGGGCAGGACTATCCAACCAACTTCTGGACGTTCAACGTGAACGGCGGGATCTCCTGTCTCTGGTGGCGGATCCACGTCGTCGTTGTCTTCCCGAACATCGGCCAGGTCGGCCCCAACTACAACGACACCCAGCTCATCGGAGGCTGCTAACGACATGAGCGACATCCGCCGTCAACTCGCCGCCGCCAGGAACGAGCGCGACCGGCTCCGCCAAGAGAACCTCGCGCTCCGCCAGATCATCGGCGACATCCCCCTCGAATACGCCCAAGCCTACGCCGCTCTGTGCGACCTCGCCTACCACGGACTCCGCCGACCAGACGACCTCGGAGCTCCGATCACCACCAACCACGCCGCGTCCCGCCCGCCGGCGTATAGCCCCGCCGCGTACCACCAACGCAACGAGGAACGCCGCCACCTCCGAGCCCGCAGCACCCGACTCGCCAGCATCGTCGACAACGTCGCCGAACACGGAACACCGCAAACCTGCCACCCCAGCGTCGTAGGTCCCCCACAAATCGCAGAAACCGCATAACCATGCCGTCTCCAGGGCTGCGTCGTCCGAACAGACATGCTACACTCGCCGCAGTGGGTTTCTTGCGCTCTCAACCAGAGAGCAGCCCCCAAAACCCGCCGAGAGGACAACCATTGATCCTCGCCATCCTCATAACCGACGTCGCCATCCTGCTCGGCGTCGCGATCGTCTGCCAAACCTGGCGCGACATCCGCCACGACGACCGCCTCGCACGCCTCCACATCGCCGAAACCACCCACAACCGCTAGGAGAAGCCGATGGCTCGGAAGCGCACCAAGTACCCGACGGCGAAGCCGCCCGTCTACACCGGCAAGGGTCGCAAGGGCACCGGACTCGGCTATCACGGCCACCCCGGCGGCGCGACCACACCCGCGAAGGGCCTCGGCTACCACGGCCACCCACCCGCCTACGTCACCGAAGGCCGCCGCCACCCCAACGACGCCGCCAACAAAGGCCCCGTCGGTGGACACACCGCCAAGACCACCAGCACCAGCGGACGCGCCCCCAAGGCGATGCCGATCCGTGGTGTCCGACCCATGAGCCCCCCCAAATGACGCTACTGCGCAAACCGCGGCGTCCGAGCCCACCCAACAAATGACGCTAAGGAGGCAAGCCCCGTGACACCCACCCCCCACTCCCACTTCGACGCCCCCCGCCGCTGTCTCCGCCGATACAAGACCGAGGACGGCGGCACCGTCGCGGTCCTCGAGCCAGTCCTCTGCATCAAGCGATACGCCGTCGATGGCGGCACCATCGCCGTGCTCGAACCCGTCCGCTGCCACTAACCATGACCATGCTCCGCGTCTGCTCAGCGCCAGGCTGCACACGCCTCATCAAACCCCAAGCCAAGCACTGCCAGACGCACGCACGAATCGACAACGCGAAACGCCGATCCCGCACCATCAAGGACGGTCGCCACCGCACCGCATGGATCAAGACCAGAGCAGCAGTCCTCGCCCGAGACAACCACACATGCACCCAGTGCGGTGGGTACGGGACAGGGGTGCACAAGGTAGGCAATGGCTACCACACCACGGACCCTGCTGACTACGTGCCGCTCTGCCCCTCCTGCCACGGAAGACTGCACCGCGCGCAGCAGCTGATGGGGGGGGTGGATCGAGGATCGCGAGACGCCCACCCTCCCAAACCCCCAACCAGCTTCCCGCGAGAAAAACCTGCGGACGCAAGCAAAAACGAAAACGAAAACGGCTTGGTTAGGCCGTTTGTGGCGTAGATGTCTGCGCAGCGTCGGCTGGTCGACGAGTCGTTCACGCTTCCGCATTTCGAGTCGTGGGCGGCTGAGTTGGTGCTCGATAACGGCGAGAAGTGGGTGTTGGAGCCGTTCCAGACCGCGTTTTTGGCGGATTTCTTCGCTGGTGCGGTCGAGTCGTGGTTGATTGTGCCGGAGGGGAACGGCAAAACGACGCTGCTCGCCGGTTTGGCGTTGTACCACTGCGAGTTCACGGATTCGGCATCGGTGCCGGTCGCTGCGAGCTCGCGGGAGCAGGCGGAGATCATGTATCGGCAGGCGGAGGGCTTCGTTCTCCGGTCTCCGAGGCTCAGCAAAGTCTTCAAGCCGCAGGAGGGGTATCGCCGTGTCAAGTGTCTCCTCAACGGGAGCCGGATTCAGGTATTCGCTGCTGACGATCGAACCGGGGACGGGGTCATTCCGACGCTTTGTCTTGTGGACGAGCTGCACCGCCACCGGGATCTTCGGCTGTACCGGGTGTGGGTCGGGAAGTTGGCGAAGCGGCAGGGACAGATAGTCACGATTAGTACGGCTGGTGAGCCGGGTGGCGAGTTCGAGGAGACGCGGGAGCGGATCCGGCAGGCGGGGAAGGCGCGCCGGGAGGGGTGTTTCGGCCGGTATGAGGCGGGCCGGTTGGTGATGCATGAGTGGGCGGTGCCGGAGGGCGGCGACGTCGAGGATATGCGGGTTGTGAAGGCGGCGAACCCGTTTTCGGGGAAGACGGTCGAGTCGTTGGGGGAGGCGTTCGCGGCGTCGACGATGACGTTGCAGCATTGGCGGCGTTTCAACTGCAACCTGCCGACGCGGGGTGATGACGCGGCGATTCAGGAGGTCGAGTGGGCCGGCGCTGCCGTCGCGGATGGGATCCCGGAGGGCGAACCGGTCTGGGTCGGGTTGGATGTGGCGTGGAAGTGGGACACGACGGCGATCGTGCCGTTGTGGATGCGCGACGCGGAGTACCGCTTGTTGGGTGATGCGCGGGTGTTGGTGCCGCCGCGGGACGGGACGACGCTCGATCCCGGCTTGGTGGAGCGAGCGTTTCTCGAGCTGCATGCGCGGAATCCGATTCATACGGTGGTGATGGACATGAGCCAGGCGGAGCAGCTCGCGTCGTGGTTGGAGTCGGAGATCGGCGCGACTGTGGTGGATCGCGGGACGGGGAACGCGGACGCTGTCGTCGACTATGCGAGTTTCATGGAGGCGCTGCGGATGGGTTGGCTCAGGCATACCGGTGATCAGGGGTTGAAGCGGCATGTGTTGAACGCTGTCGCGCGGATCTTGCCGCTCGGCGATGCACGGTTCGCGCGGCCGGTTGAGTCGCGTCGCGCTCCGGAGCAGCAGGAGCGGCGCGTTATCGACGCGTTGACGGCGGCGGCGATGGTGCATGCGATTGCGGCGGGTCAAGAGGCGGCCGAGCCGATGGTGGCGTTCGGGTAGTGGGCATCTTCGACCGGATCAGGCCGAAGGAGAAGCCGAACGCGCTTGACGTGCTCAGGGCGGACCCGTCGATGACGGTGTCGCAGTGGCTGGAACAGATGATCTACGCCGGCCAGTCCTACTCGTTCGTTCCGCAGCAGACGTTGCCGGGCCGGCCGGCGGCGGAGATCTCGCAGACGTATGGCGGCTACGTCCAGGGGATTTACAAGTCGAACGGCGTCGTGTTCGCGTGTATGGAGGCGCGGCGCCGTGTTTTCTCGGAGGCTCGGTTCCAGTTCCGCCAGCTTCGGAATGGGCGGCCTGGTGACTTGTTCGGGAACCAGGATTTGGCGATCTTGGAGGCGCCGTGGACGGACGCGACGACGGGTGACCTGTTGAGCCGGATGATCCAGGACGTCGACCTGGAGGGCAACTTCTATGCGTATCGGGATGGCGACCAGCTCCGCCGGATGCGTCCCGACTGGGTCAGTATCGCCGTGTCGGACGTCACGGATCGGGACGCCGAGGTCGTCGGGTATGGGTACCACCCCGGCGGGTACCAGTCGTCGCAGCCGGTGGTGGCGATGCTGCCGGAGGAGGTCGCGCATTGGGCGCCGATCCCCGACCCGCAGGCCCGTTTTCGGGGGATGTCGTGGTTGACGCCGATCATCCGCGAGATCAAGGCGGACGGAGCGGCGACCGACCATAAATTGATGTTCTTCGAGAACGGCGCGACGCCGAACATGGTCGTGTCGCTCGACCCGCAGATCACGTACGAGAAGTTCCAGTTGTGGGTCGAGGCGTTCAAGGAGAAGCACGAGGGGTTCGAGAACGCGTATAAGACGATGTACCTCGGTGGTGGCGCCGAGGCGACGGTCGTCGGGTCGAACTTCCAGCAGATCGATTTCAAGACGACGCAGGGGACTGGCGAGACGCGGATCGCGGCTGCCGCCGGCGTTCCCGCGATGATCGTCGGCTTGTCGGAGGGCTTGTCGGCGTCGACGTATTCGAACTGGGCGCAGGCTCGGCGCGGGTTCGGCGACACGACGATGCGGCCGTTGTGGCGGTCCGCGTCGGCGGCACTCGCGAACGTCGTCGCGGTACCGGGCGGCGCCGAGCTCTGGTACGACGACCGCGACATCGCGTTTCTGCAGGAGGATTTGGCGGACGCGGCGGCGATAGCGAACACGAAAGCCGCGACCATCTCTACCCTCTTGTCGGCGGGATTCGAGGCGCAGAGCGTCATCAACGCCGTCAGCGCCGACGACCTCTCGTTCTTGACGCACACCGGCTTGTTCTCGGTGCAGCTCCAGCCGATCGCTACGCCCGACATCTACATGGCGCAGGTGATGGCGGGGATCCAGGCGCAGGACTCGGTGACCGCGAAGACGCTGATCGACGCCGGCTTCGAGCCCTCGTCGGTGATGGAGGCGATCACGACGCAGGACCTGACGAAGCTGACGCACACCGGCCTGTTCGGCGTCCAGCTCGGCCCGATCGGACAGGTCGGCCAGGGCAAGGGTTCAGTCGTGCAGGGCGAGGTCGTCCCCTCCGCAGCCGGCCAGAACTCGGTGCGGGCACTCTTGGAACGCTTCCTCCCAGAGGAGTAGCCGATGCCTTGGCACGTCGCACGCTCGGCGAAATGTCCGAGTTCTAAGCCCTACGCCGTCATCAAGGACGCCGACGGCAGCGTCGTCGCGTGTCACATCTCGAAACAGAAAGCCCAAAAGCAGGTCGCAGCGTTGTACGCGAATGAGCCAGGAGGACGCATGAGCACCCCAGAAGACGAGACGCGGCGGACCTTCACGGCCGACCAGCGCAAGAACCTCGCCAAGAGCGGAGCGGCGATGCCGGACGGGTCGTTCCCGATCGAGAACGAGCAGGACCTCCGCAACGCGATCCACGCTGTCGGCCGCGCGTCGAATCCCGACGCGGCGAAGGCGCACATCAAGAAGCGCGCCCGCGCGCTCGGCCTGACGAAGCTCCTCCCGGAGGATTGGCAGCAGCAGCACTCCGAAGAGGTGCCACGCGACGAGTATTACCGCGGCCTGATGGGCGACCTTGAGCTCCGCGACGCGTCTGAGGAACGCGACGGTCGGCTCGGGACGCTCGTCGGCCACTTCGCTGTGTTCAACCAGTGGACGAAGATCGATTCGAAGCGGGAAGGGACGTTCATGGAGGCGATCGCGCCCGGCACGTTCGCCAGGACGATCCAGAACGGCATCAGCCAGATGCGCGTCCTGTTCCAGCACGGCCACGACGGCCACATCGGCGAGAAGCCGCTCGGCCCGATCGAGACGCTCCGCGAAGACGACCACGGCGCCTACTACGAGGTGCCGCTGCTCGACACGTCGTATAACCGCGACCTCGTGCCGGGCCTCGAAGCCGGCCTCTACGGGTCGAGTTTCCGCTTCAACGTGCTGCATCAGCATGTGAACAAGAAGCCGACGCGGAGCGACGCGAACCCGGAGGGCCTTCCGGAGCGGACGATCAAGGAGGCCAGGGTCCGCGAGTTCGGCCCCGTCACGTTCCCCGCCTACGAGGCGGCGGGCGCTGGGATGCGCTGCCTCAGCGACTATTTCACCGCGGCTCGGTTCTTCTCGGATAGCGAACATCTGGAGAAGTTGGTAGAGTTCATCCCCGAAGAGGACGCCACCACCGCACCGCTAACACCGGCCCGCCCCACGGCACCCAGTGTTACCGCCCGCGACCAGGCGCCACTGTATGGCACCCAGAAACGAGGGAAACCATCATGGCTACTGTTGTAGCGGGCGAGGAGCATCCTCGTCTGACCGAACTGCACGAACGGCAGGCCGCGATCCGTGTCAGGCTGAACGAGATCAACGCCGAATACGCCGGCGAGGCGCTCCCCGACGAGTCGCGTAGCGAATGGAACGGACTCAACGAGGAGATGGAATCGAACGAGAAGCTGATCCAGGAGCTGGAGGCTCGGTTCCAGCGCATCCACGAGATCACGGCCGAGCCGGAGCGGACAGAACGCAGCGGCTCGTTCAACGTCATTTCGAAGCGGCGAGACGCGGATATCTACGACCTCGCGGAGATCCGCACCCAGGCGAACAACCCCGACGACGAGGTCCGCAAGCTCCGCACGAACGCGATGCACGCGATCGAGCGGGCGACGCTGCCTCACCCCGAGGTCGAAGAGGGACGAGCGAAGGGACACGTCGAGCGGCTCCTGCAGTACACGCAGGAGGCTGTGCCCGGCGACGTCGCCCGCAGGATCCTCCAGACCGGCTCGCCGACGTATCGGCAGGCGTTCGGGAAGTCACTCGTCGGCAAGCCACTCTCGAACGAAGAGCGTGCCAGCCTGAGCACCGCAGGTTCTGGCGGTGGTTTCGCTGTCCCGTTCGCGCTTGACCCGACTCTGATCCCGACGTCGAACCTCGTCGTGAACCCGGCTCGCGCCCTGGCGCGGACGGTGACGATCTCGGGTTCGAACACGTGGCAGGGCGTCACGTCTCCATCGGTGACGGCGACGTACATCGCGGAGGCGACGGAAGTCGCCGACGCGTCCCCGACGCTCGTGCAGCCGTCTGCGCAGGTGCAGAAGGCCCACACGATGGTCACCTACTCCCTGGAGATCGGGGAGGACTGGGGAGCCCTCGAATCCGAGATGGCTCGGATGATCCAGGACGGCAAGGACGAGCTCGAAGGCGCCCAGTTCGTAACCGGCGTCGGCACGACCGTCTTCCCGCAGGGCTTCGTGACCGGCACCACCAACACCGTCGCCGCCTCTACCGGCTTGACGGTGACGGCCGCGAACCTGTACGCGTTGGAGGCGGCGCTTCCGCCAAGGTTCCGTCCGAACGAGTCGTTCGTGGCGAACCGCGGTATCTACAACGTCGTCCGCGCGATCGACACCGCCGGCGGCGCAGCCCTCTGGCTGTACGTGTCGCAGGGCCTCGTCACGCAGGCGCCGACTCCCGGTAACACGGGCGCGACGCTGCTCGGCCGGGGTGCGTGGGAGGCGTCAGGGATGCAGGCGACAGTCGTGAACGCGACGAAGATCATGATCGTCGGCGACTTCAACTATTTCCTGATCGTCGACCGGATCGGCATGAACGTCGAGCTGATCCCGCACATCTTCGGAGCCGCGAACCGGCTGCCGATCGGCCAGCGAGGACTCTACGCCTACTGGCGCAACACGTCGAAGGTGCTGTCCGCCAACGCGTTCGTCGCGCTGACCGGAACCACCTAAACCGAACCAATGGGGATATGGGGCGTCGCCACGATGGGGCGCCCCTACCCATAGGAGGATCAGATGGCGCAGAAGCCAGTCGTGTCGGGCCAGGTCCACCCGAAGCAGCCGGCGACGGGGAAAGGCATCGTCAAGCGGACTCCGCCGATGCCGCGGCTCTCGAAGGGTCCGAACCCCGCGATCCCCCGGCTCGGCAAGTGAGCGAGCAGGGACAGGGAGCGCAGAGCCAGCAGCAGGGCCAACGCGGCCACAAGACGTACAGCATCGCCATCACCGGAGCCGCGAATGCGGGTGGCTTGATCCAACTCACCGCGAACGGCCACAAGTTCCAGACTGGCAGCAACGTCACCGTCGCGTCCGTCGGCGGCACCGTCGAAGCGAACGGGAACTGGGTCGTCACCCGGACAGGCGGGAACACGTTCACCCTGAACGGGTCGACGTTCACTAACGCGTACACGTCCGGAGGGACAGCAACCCGCCACTAGGAGGAGAAGAGGGATGGCACGGAAAAAGGCGACGTTTTATCGGGCGAAAGAATCGTTCGTGACGATGCTCGACGGAGCTCCCCAACAGGTCTCAGCGGGCGACCTCGCCACCGCCGACTCGTCGATCGTGAAGGGCCGCGAAGCGTTGTTCGAAGAGGTCGACGAGTCACAGTTCGTTCGTTTCGGATCGGGTGGCGTCGAGCAGGCAACCGCGGCGCCCGGCGAGGAACGCATCACCGTCGAACCCGAAGCCGGCGAGGAGCCGCAAGCCGTCGAAGACTTCGAGTCGCTCACGATCGCCGAACTGAGAGACGTCGCCCGCAGCCGCGGCGTGACCCCCGGAACCCTCAACAAACAGGGCTTGATCGACGCGATCAAGCTCCGCGGACAATAAGGAGTTAGAGATGGCAGCAGGATTCGCATGTACGTCCGGGGCATCGTTTTCGATGGCTACTGGCGCGAAAACGATCCTGAATCTCATCAGCCCCACGAATGCTGCGCCTCCGGTGCTGGTCGAGTTCGGAATCAGTTTCGACGGCGTCACGAACAACGCCGTCCCCGCGGTCGTCGAGCTGTGCGCGTCGACGCAGGCGACGGCGGGTACTCCCGGCACGGTCGGGACGATCACCCAGATCCGTGGCTACGCCGGCGTCACCGCGCAGGCATCAGTCTCGGGTCAGTACACGGCCGAGCCGACCGTGCTCACGCCGATGAAGTCGTGGTTCGTGCCCCAGTTCATGGGTGTCTTCACGATCCAGTTTCCGCTCGGTCGCGAGCCGGCGGGGTTCGACACGGCGTCGACGTCGATGAAGGGCATCGCGCTCCGCGTGAACACGTCAGCGACGGTGAACGCCCGCGCATACTTCGAATGGGATGAGTGAGGTAGCGGCATGAGTAAGAACACCTGGGTCGAGTGCATCCAGTACGAGAACCAGGCGCTTACCGCCGTCGCGAACACGACAACGGAGACGCTGCTCGCTCCGAACCTCATCCTGCCGCCCAGGTTCTTTCGTGGCGAACGGACTCTCCGAATCCGAGCGTGGGGACAGTTTTCCACGACGGTCACGCCGACGATGACGTTCAAGGTGCATCTCGGATCGGCGGGAACGAACGCTGACGGCGTCGTGTGTGCTTCATCCGCGATCACGACAGCGTCCGGCGCTGCGAACCTGATCTGGCGTCTCGAAGTCGACATCGCGTGCCGGTCGGACGCATATGGCGCGACGGCGGCGAACGTGATGGGGATCGGCGAGCTCACGGTGACGGACGCGGCGACGAACACGAAGGTCGGGCAGTTCCTTCCCGCGTCGGCTCCGGCCGTGTCTGGTGGCTTCAACGTCGAGATACAGCAGAACCTCGGCACCTATCTGACGTGGAGCGCCGCTTCCGCGTCGAACACGCTGACCGCGCATCTTTACACGGTGGAGTCGGTCTACTGAGTGGCTATCGGTACCCCATACTCGGCGGCGACGACCGTCACCAGTACCGCCACTAGCGCGTCTGACACGATCACGCAGAACGCGGACGTCCCGCAGGGCGACACGCTTTTCATTATCGCGTCGACGAGGCTCGCCTCGGCGACGAATATCACGTCGATCACGAACGACAAGGGGATCGGATTCACCGCGATCATCTATCCCCTCATGTCTGGCGTCCAGAACGGGGATGGGTGGATCATCCAGATCTACGCATCAACGCTCTTTCCGGGCGTCACGGGTCCGGCGACGTGGACGTTGAACTACAACCAGTCTCCGACGCGGCATTGCCTAGCAGCGATGGGCGTCTCGGGAGTGGCGCAGGAAGTCGCGGATCAGTGGCATTCGAATCGCGGCCAGTTCGGTACGGCGCAGCCGACGGTGACGACGCGCGGGAATGTGGATGGCGGCGAACTCGCGATCGGCCAGGTCGTCCATATCGGGGCTGGTGCGCAGGGCGAGACGGGGACGCCGTCGACGAACTTCACCGAGTTCCAGGACGGACCCGTGGCCGGAGTGACGACGCCGTTCCTGCACCAATACACCGAATATCGGATCATGCCGGCTGGTGCGGCGACGACGGTGACGAGCGCGCCGACGTTCTTGTCGGACAGTGGTGGGATTCTCGATCAGATCGTCGTGTTCCGTCCGGATGGCGTCCCGTTGCCGGCGAATCTTCTCGACGACACGTATCGACCGCCGATCTGGTCGCCTGGCCCGTGGACGTCGCCGATCGGGTTCTTCGAGGATCTCTCGAACGTCTCGCCCCCCGTGGTGGCGGCTCCGTTCGTCGCTCCGCCGCGGCCCGTGGTGATTACGGTGGCTCCTTCGTCGCCGGCGGTGTGGTAGATGGCTAGGACTGGAAGACGCTTCCCGTCGAAGCCGATCATCCTCGGCGGGCTCCAGCTCGCGGCGAGCGTCGTCGCGGCGCCGACTGGTCTTCCTCCGCAGACGGTCCATGTCGTCCAGTCGCATTATCCGCAGCGCATCCACGGGGGTCGCGACGCGGATGTAACGCTGCCGCAGCGGCAGGCGCTCGCGGTGACTATCACGCCGCCGCGGACAGTCACCATCATCGACACGTCTGCGCCGCGTCGGCAGCGATCGGGACGGGTGATCGCGCCGCGACCGGCGGCGCTAGCGGCGTTCACGCCATACCAGGGGCCGCTACGGACGACGCTACTGGTCGAGGCTTCGACGCCTCGCAGGCGGTTGCGGAGCGTCGTCATCGGGCCGCAGCGCCAAGCGTTAGCTGCGGCGGTGCAGGCAGCGTTCGTCGCTCCGCCGAAGACGACGAGCATCGTCGAAGCCGCTTCGCCGCGCAGGCAGCGGCGGAGCCTCGTCATCGGGCCGCAGCGGCAATCACTCGCCGCGGTCACGCAGGCGGTGTTCGTCGCTCCTCCGCGACCAGTCGTCGTCCAGGCGCGAACGCCGCTGCAGCGCCGTCGTGGTGGAGCTGTCATCGCTCCGCACCCGTTCGCGGTAATCGTCACGCCGCCGCGGACAGTCACCGTCGTCGACTCGGCCGCGCTGCAGCGAAGACGGCCACGAACGGGTCGTGTCATCGTTCCGCGGCCCGTGATCGTCACGGGGAATCCGCCGCGGACGGTCACCGTCGTCGACCAGGCAGCGTTCCGGCCGCGGCGTCACCGCCGCTCCCGGATCATCCTCCCCTCGGCGCGGCCGACGACGGCCGCGGTCACGCCGACGCTGATCACGACGCCGGCGACTGGGTACGTCACTGTCGGCGACACGAGCAGTACGAGCGTAGGCGATACCGGCCTCGTCGCCGTCGGATCGACGGGCTCAGCTCTCGTAGGAGACACCGGCATTCCACGATTCTCATACGCCCCCACGGACGTCTGCGTCCTCGGATATTCGAACCAGGCGCTCGGCGGCACGGACGTAGCTGCCGTCGAAGCGTTGATCGGTCGGAGTTTCCACGGCCTGAGACAGAACGCGGACATCTCGACGAACTGGGTGAACACGGGCGCCCATATCAGTCAGTTCGACCTTGGCCGTACCGCCTCGTATCGCGCGCTCCAGAACGACCCCGCGACGGAATCCTACGCCGCCGCGATCAGCGGCACCTATGACGCCAGGTTCACGACGACCGTCACGAACATCGTCAACAGCGGGCGATGGTCAACCACGAACCCGTTCATCATCTGTTACGGCCACGAGGTGACCGTCCCGCAGTGGGATCCGCTCGGAACGACGCAACAGTTCATCGACGCGTTCCGCCACTTCCGCGTCCTGCTCGACAGCCTCGGCGCGAGCGTCCACTCCGTCACGGGAGCATTCATCGGCGGTCCGATCATCATGGCGTACGTCGGCTGGGATCGCATGTTCACGAACGGATCGGTGAACTCGCCGCTACCGGGGAAGTCGTACACGGATTACGACCCCGACCTCGGGTCGAGCCCCGCGCCGGCCGGGACTAGCTACTACGAACTCGTGGGGAGTGACGTCTACAACAATCTCAGTGGCGGCGTCGTCCAGTACGGAACTGTCGCGGCGACGCTCCTCGACGACGTCCGCGCCCAAGCAGTCGCTCGGAACAAGGATTGGATGATCGGAGAGATCGCCTGTGCCGACGGCGCCACCAGCCAGAACCACACGGATAAGGCGGCGTGGTGGGACAGCATTCGTGTCTACCTCGACGGGTGCGGAACGACCAGCCCCGGCGTGTGCCGCTACATGTTCACGACGATCAAGACCGACTCGAACCTTTACAACGTCGACTCGTCCGCCCAGAGCACCGCTGCGTGGCAGCGACTCGGATTCGACTCCTACTACGCATGAGGTGGCATCTTGGCTCGTAGCGTCCTCTACGTCGGTGATCAACAGCCGAGCCTCCCCGCGATCATCAAGGATCCATCGGGGAGCGTCGTGAACCTCACCGGATACACCGGCGTCCTGTTCGCGCTCCGCCAGGCGTACGACACGACGAACAAGTTCGAAACTAACGGAGTTATCGTCACGCCGTCGGCGGGCGCTGTCCGCTACGACCTCGGATCGTCCGACCTCGCCGCGCTCGTCCCCGGCGTCTACGTCGGACAGTGGACGCTCCTCGACGCTACCAGTAAGCCGCAGCACGTCGACGCCGGCGAGTTCGAAGTTAGGACGGGGTTCTAGGTGCCGACGACGCTCCTCCCTAACGCGCTCACCACCGTCGAACGGGTGAAGGAACAGGGCAGCGGGATCCGCTCTACGGATCCGACGCAGGACGAAGCGATCCGGTTCTGCATCAACAGCGCCACCACCCGCATCCTCGCGTACCGCGAGTTCAAGTCGGCAGCTGTCGGGTCGACGCTCAGGACGTTCCCGATCACGTGGCAGGCGGGGTATGCCGACATCAACTTCGGCCGCTACGACGCGCAGACGATCACCATAGTCGCCGTCAACACGCAGCTCGGCCAGACCGGGACTACGCTCCAGGCGAGCCAGTACCAGCCGCTTCCGATCGGAGCTCCCGACGGCGTCTACACATCGATCCGCCTCGTCGCGCCCGTCGCTCCCGGCTACGCGCCGACGGGTGTCCACTGCCAAGCGTCGGTGACGGGCACGTGGGGATTCCCGAGCGTCCCGCCGGACGTCGAGCATGGCTGTATCGAGACGGTCCTCGATTGGCTCCACATCTACTACCAGGTGCCGGGCGAGGCGTTGTCGGCCGTCGTGAACCAGTTGCAACTCCCGGCGCGTGTCCAGGCGATGCTCTCGGACTACGACAAGGTCCGCGTCGAATGAGGCTCGGCGTCCACGTCGACACGCACGGCCTCGAACAGAAGTTGACGGCGTTCACTGAGACGCAGGCGCGACGCGCGATCAGGACAGCCGTCGGGAAAGCAGCGGCGAAAGGCCGCACCTATGTCCGCCGAGGCGCCCCCGTCAAGACTGGTATCGGCCGTGCAGGGATCCGCTCCTCGTCGGTCGGCGGCTTGTCGAACACGGCCGCCGCGAAGATCTATGCCGGCGGTCCGCACGCCTACATCATGCGGTGGCAAGACCAGGGCACCGGAGAGCGCCACACTCACACGGGCGCGAGTCGTGGCAGGGTCGAACCCCAATACTTCTTCGAACGCGGCGCGACTAGGCTCGAGGCCGAGCTGCCGCTGATCATGGATGTCGAGATCGACAAGGCGCTCGCCAAAGCGGGACTCGTGTGACCGCGACTCCCCTCGACTTCCCATCCGTCCGCGCCGGCATCGCCGCAGTCCTGAACACGATCCCCGAACTCTTACGCGTCAACCAGTACGACCCTGGCACCGTCGAAGCGGCGAACAACATGCCGTACGCGACGATCCGCCGCGGCGCGGTCACGGCGCCCGAAGTCAGCGTCTACGGCGAAGGCATCGGCACCGAAGCACTCGGCCAGGAAACGCACAGCGTCGATTGGACGATCACGATCTACGCGCAGATCGCCGGCCAGGTAGATGCGCAGCAGCAGGACGACGTGTTCACGAGTCGCCTGGTCGCCGCGTTCGACGCGAACCGGATGATCGACCCGAACGGTCCCGGCGTGTGCCGATTCTCGCGCGTAACGATGATCGAACCGTTCGAACAGATCGAATCGACGCGGGCTGTATGGCAGACCGTCGCCACGCTACGAACCGTTATCGACTCGTCCATCGCATAGGAGACGCCGATTATGACGCTGATGCTAATCCCCGACCCTGACAAGACCGGCTCGCAGGAACCGCAGGAACTCGCGGATCACGGCGTCGTCGTCCCTTGCGAACTCGACGCGACACCGCTGACTCGGAAAGAGTGGGAAGCCCTGATCAAGAAGGGACTCCCGCTCTTGATCAAGGACGTCAAAGCCGCCCCGGCGGACAAGAAGGAGGAGTAGATGGCTGCCGCTGGTGGATACGTCCAAAACGCGATCGAGACGACGCCGAACGGGCAGAACAACCCGAGCGCCGTGTCGGCGACGACGTTCTATCACCCGTTGACGGAGGCTTCGTGGCGCGTCCCCGTCCTGTTCGACGACCGTTCGGACGAGCTCCGCGGCTTCTCCGACAACGTCCAGCCCGACCAGGTCGGGTACGACCCAGGAGAGTGGGGCGCGAACCTCCGTCTCTACCCGAACCTGTTCGGCCTGTACATGCATGCATGTCACGGCCTCGGGACGTACACCGCCGGGAACGGCGTCATCACCGATCCTGGTGGGACGATCATGCCGGCGTCGACGAACCGGTGGGTGTGGACAGCCGGCACCACGAACACGCAGGTCCGATCATTGCAGCGCCACATCGTCTACCCCGACCAGTCCGTCTTCATCCTCCAGCGGGGGTGTGTCCCCGAGCAGATCCAGGTGCAGGCTGATGGCGAGGTGATGACGATGAACGTCACCGGCCATAACCTCTACACGGCGCAGGAAGCCGACCCGGCGCTCTCGCCGACGTATGACGCGCTGACCGTGAAACCGTTCCTCCGGTCGCACATGACGCAGCCGACGACGTGGCTCACGAACAGCGCCACGCAATCCGTCTTCGGCTTCACCCTCGATAACCCCGTCAGTTTCGACCGGACGCTCAGCGGGTCGATGTACCCCGACATCGTCGACCGTACCGGAGTCGATCTTCGCCTCACGGTGCAGCTCTCGACGCGGAACCTCGACACCGACGACATCGCCGCACTGCTCGCCGGGACGAACTTCACGGTCAAGGCGTCGTGGGTCAGCACCCAGTTCATCACGGGTTCGTACCCGTACAAGCTGTTCATCGAGGGGAACGCCGTCTACTCGGATCTCACTCCGGACGCGCTTCAGCACAAGATCCGCCACGGCGCGACGATCCCCGTCACCTTCGGCCGCAGCAGCGGCGGCAGCCCGAGCTACGTGATAACCCTGTGTAATGGGGTCACGAGCTACAGCTCAGTCAGCTAGTCGGCGTTCGGATCGCTTCTGGCGGGCGTACCGCAGAGCGTTTGCTCGGTTGCATTCGCGGCAGTAGGGGTAGCCCTGCTTCGTGAGGAGTAGGTTGTCGCCCGAGTAGGGGTGGCCCTTCGGGCAGTGCGTCTTCCTCTTCTGAGGCTTGCGGCGCACACGCCCACGTCTGGCGTTCTCGCCTTGGGTGACTTCCTCCAGATGCGCGGGATTCTGGCACAGGCGGTTGAAACAGAGGTGGTCGATTACGAGCCCCGGCGTTCGTGGGCCGACCATCAGTTCCCACGCGATCTGGTGGGCGCGTCGAGGTCGGCCTTGGTATCCGATCTGCCCGTATCCCTCACATTGTGACGCTGTCCAGTTCCAGCATTCATCCGGACCGCGTTTGTCGACCTTCTCCCAGAATCGTTCTTTGATCGGGCGTGGTTGCCCCATGCCCATAGTTTACCAAGTCTAGGGGTCGTACGACGACCAGAAAGAAGAGGCAGGGCATGTCCGACTACCAACTCGACGTCACCACGCCGGTAGGAGAGACCGTCACCATCAACGAAGGCGACGGCGTCCAACACCGCTACGACGTCCTCCCGTTGACGAAGAGCCGCATCCGCTTGTTCCAGGAACAGGAACGCCACGCCCGCGACATGCAGGCGCACGCCGACGCCGGCGACGTCGTCGACATGGACGACGCGGCGCGGATGCTGATCAAGGCGCTCGCCGGTCTCCTCGGCCAGCAGAACGGCGGCCCACCAGCCGACGAGGTACTCGTCCGGTTGTGGGATGACGATGTCCTCAGCTTCTCCGCGTTGGAGCGGTTGACGCAGCACTTGACGGAGAAGGCTGGGAGTCGCCCCCCAGCCTGAGCGCCCAGCGGGTCTACTACCTCTGGGCGCGCTACTTCCGCCGCCTTCCCGTCGAGGTCGATGCGCTTCCCGTCGTCCTGGTCGACTGGTTGACGAGCCAACTGATCCGCCACGAGACCGACAGTAAGAAGTGGTGGGAGGACCCGGTCGGGTTCAACTATCTCGTCGAGGGCGTCGAGGATGAGGATCCGTTTCAGTATGCGCCTTCTGAGCCGCCGCCTGGTTGGCAGCGCCTCCCGATGCATGAGGAGAACTAGTGGCGAACGACGTGACGATCGTCGTCGAGGCGAGCCTCGGCGACACCCTGCTCAAGTTGGAGCTCGCGAAGCTGGCGGTTGAGGATCTCGACCACGCCGGCACGATGGCGGGTCATAACCTCGGCGACGAGACGAACCACAACAGCTTCGCGTATCGCCTCGGCAGGCTCCGCTACGCGTTGGGGAACATCGGCGACCGCGGCCCGATCGGGTCGATCGTCCGTGGTTTCGGGAACCTCGCGTCGGCGATGCTCGCGCCGATCCAGGCGGGCGCCGACTTCGCGAAGAACTTCGAGCAGGCCGGCACCGTCGGACAGGCGTTGATCGCGACGATCTCGTCGCTCGGGATCGGGTTGGTGGCGCTCGCGGCGGCGGCGATGGTCGTCGTGTTCGCCGCAGAAGCGTTAGCGTCGATCCTTGGGACGTTGGTCGCGATCGTCGCTGACCTCGTCGCTCCCGTCACGCTCCTCGTCGGCCTGCTTGGTGGTCTCGGAGTCGGATTCGCGATCGCCGCGAAACGCGCCGCGGAGGGCGGTATCCACCTCAAGGGGTTCTCGGGGATCGTCGACACGCTCGGCTCGATGTTCCACCGCACGTCGACGCTGCTCGCGCAACGCTTCCTCCCCTACCTGATCGAGCTCGGACACGCCGCGGAGACGGCGCTCCTGTTCCTCGACAAGGTCATCAAGCTTCCGCTTGGGCAGGCGTTCAGGATGATCGACACGCAGGGCACGAAACTGCTCGGCCAGTTCGTCGACCGCGTCGCCGAGGTTCTCTCGAAGCCGATCCGGCTCGCGTTCCACGTCGCGTTCGAAGACTCGGCGTTCCATGTCATGGTCGCGGATTGGTGGCACCGCTTCGTCGGGTTCCTGTTCGGCGAGACGGATCGCCACCCCGTCGAGATCCGACCCGGCGTCTTCAAGATCCTCCCCCGCACCGTCGACGGTGTCCTCCAACCATTCATCGATTGGTGGAATCGCCATCATTTCACGAAGCAGGGGATCCAGATCGGACAGCAGATCCTCCGCGGCATCATGAACAGCGGGATGCGCGGCCGGATCATCGACTTCTTCGTCCAGATCTTCAAGGACGCGGGGCGGCGAGCGTTCAACGCGGTCCGCGCGTCCGCGTTCAGTTGGGTCAAGTGGTGGGGCCACGAGATCGCCGACGTCGCGAGGGGGTTCGTTCAGAAGATCAGTTCTGCCGCTGGAACGGCGCGGGACTGGCTGAAGACTCGCATCGGCGAGGCGTGGGATTGGGTGAAGCGTAAGGTCGGTACGATCTGGGATGAGATCGTGAAGATCGTCGAGGCTCCGTTCGACATCTCGATCAACTGGCCGAGCCCTCCAGGCTGGTTCACGAGTCTCCTTAGTGGAGCGGGCGGATTGGTGAGCGACATCGGCCACGGCGTGTCGGGTATGGTCCCTGGCGGTCATGTAGCCACTGCGAATCGAGCCGCGCCGCGGGCGGTGGCGATGGCGTCTCCGAACGTGTTCGTGACGATCCACGGCGCCGACCTGTCAGACGCGACGACGCAGCGCCGCGTCGCCGCGCAGGTCGGCCGCGCAGTCATAGCGGATTGGCGGAAACGCGCAGGCGGCCACTAGGTGGCGCTCTCCGTCGTCCTCGAACCAACCGGGCTCAACCAACAGCTCAACCAGGGCACCGCCACCGGCTACTCCATCCAATCCGGCGCCGACTGGGGCGGCTCTGCGATCCAGGACGTGATCACGCAGGGCGGGTACCGCCTCGAAGACATCGACGCGATCCTCTCAGCGGGAAGGGTGCAGCGGACGATCACGCTTCCGATGCGGATCATCGGCTCGTCGAAGGACGACCTCGCATCCAAACTCTCCGCCATCGCCTATGTCCTCGCGAAATCCTCGCGGTATGCGCCGACTGATCTCGTGGTGACGCCGAACGGGTCGTCGAAAACAACGACGTACAAGCTGCTCGGCGGAGTCCTCGACGGCGCGTATGACTTCCTTGACGACCTCCAGAATCGGTGGATCGGGACGCTCACCCTCCAAGCGTTGCCGTTCGGGTATGGCGCGAAACAGACGATGGGGTCGTCGGGGTCGCCGCTCGTGAACGCGGCTGGCCCCGCGTCGTTCACCGTCACTGTCACCGCCGGCAGCGAAGGCGACGTCCTCGCCGACGTCACGATCATCTTCCAGAACACGGTGGACGCGCTCGGAGCCGTCTCGATCGGCGTCATCAGCGGAAACACGGGGTGGCTCGTCGCGTCCGACGTGACCGGCTGGTCGAACGGGTCTGGCGGTGGTACCAGGGCGACGCAGAGCGTCGGGAAATATAAGGGCGGAGCCGCTCCGAGCTACGACATCCTCACCGCCGCGACGATCGAGGAGGCGTACAAACAGACGTTCTCGACGACGGATTTCCCGGTGAACACGCCGATCCGCGTCATCATGATCGCCGACGACATG